TAGCTGGACATAAAATGTTTCATAACTGATAAATCTTCTGTATCTGTATCTCTTTTCATTCTCCAAATAACTCCTTAAATGCCTGATTCGCGGCCTTAGATTGTTCGGTCTTCTTTTTCGTCTCTTCTTTCGGGGATGGGGACCGCGTAATCGGAATCCCATGTTTTGATATCACGGCGGAGTGATCACCTCGTTTCCACTCGTCATACTCTATCTTACTAGCCATCATATCAGCTTGATGTAATATGTGAGCAATATTAGACCTCAATTGTTTATGTGGCATGTAACTGATATAATACCCCTTGTTAGCCTCTTCATACATACCATCGGTTAATCTTAGTCCAAGGTACTCATTCTCTGTCATTGAGACATTAAAATGTTGTAGTAACCAAAGTGCCCTATCTGTCACGGTCATATGCTGAATCTTAGGGTTGTGTTTATATATCATTCCTTGATTCTTTCTATGCCAATCAGAGTCATTCGGTGTATAGTAATCTTCAGCTAAGTCTCCAACCTTACCCAAGTCGTGATGAAGAGCAGCAAATATTAATTCTTCCTTCGTGAAGTCGTCAACTGTAGCTCCATTCTTAGACCATAGTTCATGTATCTGGACAACTAAATCAGTTATGTGTAAGACATGTTCCACATACCCACCAGCGTGAGCATTGTGAAAGTGTTCTTTACCACTCGCTGGTGCGATACACATTCTTTCTTCGAAATACTCATACATCTTTAACAACTTCTCCAGCCTATCGCCGGAGAAGTTGTCGTTTATCAATTGTGTGAGTTTATCCCAATTTTCTACTATTTGTTCTGGTGTTAACTCTTTCATTGGTTTATCCTCATTGAAATTATGGTTTCAAACTCATCATGTGATAAAGAACCCTTATCAGTATTACACGACTCACAAGTCACTCCTAAGTTTTCATCAGATGTTTCACCATACTTAGAATGAACTTTACCACTATGGTCACCTACTGATGTATGTCCCTCGCCAACCATATTACCACAGTAGTAGTGATAAACACATTCGTAATCTTGTTCAACTTCAGCAGAGTTCTTCTGTGATTTTGAAAAAGTTCTATTTTTATCCAAGAGTTTATATCCACCATCGTGTTTCTGTTGTTCCACCTTGTCACCTGACTTAACTGCTGACCTATACTTAGAATGTGTAAGGTTCGCCATCAGTTTAGCAATAATAGGAATCCAATTAACTAATTCTTCAGAAGAAGCAGTTGACATAGAAGACAATATCTTGGTGATATTTGTAATCATATCTGACCTGTTTTTTAGTTTAACTTTTGGACTATCTAACTTCGCATCAGCTTTCAAGTATTTCAAAACTTTACGATATGATTGTAAAAGTTTTGTACCATCATGTACTTTAAAAGTAAAGTGACTATCAAAATAGTTTTTGATTTGAAGTAACAAGAGTATCTCATTCGGAGATAACTTACCAGTTTTAGAAGTTTCTTTCATAAGTAAATCGTCAACCCATTTCAAAGTTTTTTCAAACTTAGATTTCACTTTTGTTTCAAAAGTTGATTTAAAAAATGATTTAGCTCCATATTCACTCTGATGTTCATCTTCATACCAAGTTTTGATTTTAGAATTACCAACACTTACCATAAAATTCTTCAAAACCATATAACAGACTTTGGAAACAAAATCATCAAACCCTCTTTTCACTAAAGGAATTTTATGATATTTCGAAGACCATTTGCCTGTCTTATCGTTATGCAATAAATTGATTTTTTTAAAAATCTTCATAGCAGAATTAGAAGAATAATCAGCTTTGTTACGAACATAACCACTAAGTAAAGAAACGATAGAATTTCTGTCTTCAGAAGCACTCATAGAATTACCATCATTTAACTTGAAGAACAAACCAGCCGCTTCTAAATCATCGACATTATCAAATACTTGAGAACGGATCATATAAGTATTTGCCCATTCAATAGCAAATTGTTGATAATTTTTTTGAATATCAAACCAATTCATACCACCAAGATTTAATGGAACTTCATTACCGTTAACTTCCATGTTAACAATTGTATTTGCTGGTAATCTGATACAATTGGTGAACCAAGCATTAATTGTTCGTGTCCTATGACCACCATCTATAATGTGAAGCATGGTTACTTTTTTTTCATTAATCCAAAATAGTGGTAGTGGTTCTCCCTTAATCATAGACGCCATGATTTTTTGTTGCCACTCACTACCAACACCAGTCGTGTCAGGTTTATTGTCATCATATGGTTTATCAAAGAACAAATAAAGTCTTTGATACCACACTACGGCAGTTAATTTACCAGCATTGAAATCATCCCAAAATTCTTGGATGGACTGGATTTTAAGTTTTGAAGAATCAGAATCTACTATTTGTGACATTAGTAGATTAACTAATTCTATTTTTGCGGGTTTACCCATCTTCCGAATAACTTTTTGTAATTCGGGTGTTATAGGTTTATTTGATACTTGTAACTTCACTACTTCACCATTGTGATTTGAAGTTGACAAGTCTTTGGATTTTATAGACTGATCCATGATATTGTCTCCTGTGTTTATTGTTAAAAAGCAAAGTTAACATTTGTTAACTTTTAATAATATAGATATTTTTATACTAATAAGCAAGCAATTATTTTTTAGCATATCCAGATTTTGTTAATTTTACTGTAGGTTCAGTTCTCAATCTATTTCTGTAATTATGAAATGGAATTCCCTTTCCCCACTTTAAGTATTTGTCCACGAGATCAAATTTGCTAACATAACCCTGTTCATGAATAAAATCCACTATTTTTTTATAGGTGTCTGTTTCACTTACCATTTTCATTTCCTTTTCAGCTCTGATAAAATGGCCGTTATATTGTGTTATAATATTGTCCCAAGAGTTTTCTTTAGCTAAATCAGAAGACCTCTTTGATTTTTTACTTCTGTAAGTTTCATTATTTAATAACCAATTCATTTCTTTTAGAAACTCTTCATCTGTTTTGAAATATATTCCAGCATCCTTAGCATATTGTTCATAATAGTCAGCATCATAAAAGATATAAGGTACACCAACTGACATACCATCAGAAGCAGAGTTAGCCCAACCAGTATGTTGAGATTGACCACACACTCCAACCCAACAACCCGATAGTTCTGTAAAGTACTCTTGTCTACCAAATCCATCAATATAGATATAGTCTCTATCTGGTGAGGTAGCCAACGGCACCCATACTCTGAAGTCTTGTCTTGTTTTTCGTAGTTCATCCATCATTGATAGAAACCAAGGATAACCCTTGTATCCATCTGGTCTATGATTCCAAACAATAATTTTATCTTCTTTACTCGGTGTTTTTCTTTTCCCATCAACTTTATCCCAACCTCTTGGAAGTGGTTCTAATATAGACCCTAACTTTTCAACATCACTATCTGGTAAACAAGTTGACGCGTGTTTAATAACCGTATCTTTAGTTGCTTGTGAATTTACACCACAACTGTTTAACTGCAATAGACCAGCGTAATGATTTCTCAAAACACTCATTTCATAAGGTGTAGTGTTTGGTATCTCCAAGTAAGCACTATAACCAAAAAATATAGGCCTTGTATTTGTGATATTATAAAAATGATTTTTCAATTGTAAAGCATGTTCAGGTAAATAAATGTAAACAAAATCCCAATCTAAATGTCTATAATCAGTTATTTTTCTCATTTGTTTTGTGTCAAATCCATGTCTCATCTCATTCGGATGTCTCGGTACTTCATAGATAACTTGTTCCACATTATCAAACTGAAAGTTCGGCATAATTTCAGGTGTCAAGACAGTAAAGTGAATATCTTGTCTCATCTTAGTCAAATGTTTTAATACATTCGACATTATAATATAGTAACTATCTTGTGTGAAATCTTTTTGCCATGTTATATTGGGATACACTAGACACCTGAACTTATACTCGTCACGGTCATTCTTATATTTAAAGAACTTATCGTTCTTATATTTAAAAAAATTATCCACTCACATTCCAAAATAATGCTCCCTTTGAAGCATGTTCTCTCATATATTTCCAGGCCTTTGCATCATAATTACTAACCGATGGAAATGGTGGAGCGTCTTCTTTCTTAACATCTTGAGGAAATGTTAGTGGACTTCTATAAAC